GGAGGTACTTTTGCAAGCTTTGGGTTAGGTAGTTTACATGAGATTGTAGGGATAATCGCCGGAGTATCCACGCTCATATATATGTCGATAAAAACTTATAAACTTTTGAAAGGTAAATAAAATGGCAGACCGTAAAATTTCTCAATTAGCTCAACTTCAGACTGCCGAGGATCAAGACTACTTACCAATTGTAGATAATTCTGAAGGAGAAACCAAACGAATACTAGTTGGGAATTTACTTACTGACCAATTGACCCCGGCTGAACGGACTAAACTTCAAGGAATTTCAGAGGGAGCAACCGCAAACCAAACAGATGCACATTTATTGAATCGTGCAAATCACACAGGGACGCAAAGTCTTTCTACACTTTCTGATGTTGGTTCAAGTGCTATAAGAGATGTCCCTTTATTCGGAGACGCCAACGATAGCATGGTTGTTCTCGGCAATGATTCAAGGCTTACGAACGCTCGTACACCAACCGCACACAACCATACCGCATCTGAAATTACGGATTTCAATAGTAGTGTGGACGCTAGAATTAGTGGTAGTGCAGGGGCGGGACATGGGTCCGGTTCCGTAACTCTACACCAAGATGTATCGAACGCGGGGAGTGGATCAATCATTACGAACGGCGAGCGGACTAAACTTAATGGAATTGAAACCGGAGCTACTGCTAACTCTTCCGATGCTGACTTGAAGAACCGTGCTAATCACACAGGCACACAAGCCAATACAACGATCACCGGTCTTGGTACCGCGTCTACAAAAAATGTGGGGACTAGTGCCAACCAAGTAGTTCAATTAGATGCACAAGCTAAACTTCCGGCGGTGGATGGGAGCCAACTAACTAACATTGCTTTAGTGTTAACCCAATAGATGACTCGTTATAGAACATACGGCAGACTAGATGATAGGATGCAAGAAGCCGGGGATACCGGTTTTTCTGCTTTAGTCAGCCGGGATGAAGACACTCAGTTACGGCCGGGAGTAGTGACTGAGGCTAAAAATGTTCGAATGGATGACGGGAAAGTAAGCACTCGCCTTGGCCACACAACTCAAATCGATTTAACTAGTACTTATATTTTAGACGAAATAAGTAACATCTTAACAACTGAAAGTGGGGATCGATTAAGTGAGGAGAGTGATGAGCTTTCAGAAATATTTAGTGCAAATTATTTTTCCGGTATCGGGATCGTAGACAGAAACCAAGTCTTAATGGTGCAGGAAGATAAGATTTTATTTTGGGATGGACTAGCAACGACTCAGAAGCGTTTCGAAACCATATACCGAAAAGACCCGTTTCTCCCTGTTTACTTGAGATTTTTTCTTAGTGAGGGTCAAGGTGACTTTCCTTTTACCCTAGCCTCTAGGATTGAAGCGGTTCAGTTCAATAACAAACTAATTCTTCTAACCGGTAAAGGTCCAACGCTACCCGTCTATTTAGATTTTCTACTTGATCAAGGGGTACAAAAATGGGACGGCGATCCGCTGACCGAGTTTGAGGTGGACGAAAGAATACCAAATGGTGATTACGGGGTTGTGGTTGGTAACCGACTAGCGATTCAAACTGACAATGACTCAATAAGTTTCTCTGACCTCGCGGATGAAACAAACTTTGATGTTTTAAATAAATTTACTTTTGGAGCAGGGGATGGCGATAATGTTGTAGCGGTTGCCCCCATACCGGATGACTCGGCGTTAGTGTTTAAGAGACGGTCGATCTTCGCGATTTCTCAACTTACTGCAATGGCCCTCCCAAATGCATCTCCATATGTGGCTCAAGTTAGCCGGCAAACCGGATGTGTATCCCGACACTCCGTTCAAACGGTCGGTAGTGGAGTTTTCTTTTTAGGGGACAATGGAGTGTATACTTTGAATGTGGGTGTAGACGCATCGAATGCCCGGGGTACTTTAACTAGGTTTGATTTGCAGGACCAACCGTTGTCCAAACCAATTAACGATCAAATCTTAGCGGAAGACTTTACTCAAGCGGAAGCTAACTGCCGTTCAATCTTTTTCTCAAATCGATACTATTTAGCTTTCAGCGATGAAGTGTCATCAAGGGTTTACATTTTCAATACGCTGATGGGTGCTTGGGAAAGTCGGGATGAATATAACTTTCCGATTACTGACTTTGTTAGGGCTAAGACCAAGTCTGATGCGAAGGAGCAACTTTATATCGTAACGAGAGCGGGTAAGTTATTTAGGATGGACGATGGGGTTGACGATAGTGGTACACCAATTGAGTGGGCCTTGGATAGCCGAGCTTTCGATAATAAAAATTTAGAAATTAAAAACTTTCGTAGGGGCTATGTTAAGCTTGAATCGTTGGACGAAACAGGGACAACTTCGCTTGAACTTGAACTAACTGACCCGGATAGCGTATCGCCGGTCCCAATCGAACGGCCGGGTAACGAAGGATTTATTGAAAGATTCACAATCGGGAAGCGTGGCAACGCATTGAAATATAAATTTTCCGGTACCGGCAGAAACTCAATTAAACACTATAGGACTGAATTTATTGAGTCTAATAATAACACAATCTCAACCAAGGAATAATCATGGCATTATCACAAAACAACAATCACACATTCGTTTCGGGAGAGCTAGTCACTAGTGCTAAACTCAACTCGACTAAACACATTCAGACTGATACAGAAGCAAACAACGATGGCTTCACAGGTAATCCCGGTCAGTTGACTTACGACTCCACGAACAAAAAGCTACGACTTCATGACGGCACAACGGCAGGAGGGCTAGAGGTTACTCCTGCACAAGGTGTATCGTTAGGAGCAGGGAGCGTGACCGAAAATATGCTCGCAACAGGGGCAGTCACCGACACTAAACTCGCAACAGATTCAGTCACGGAAGAGAAGATTTCAGATGGTGCGGTCACCGCTAGTAAACTCGCAAGCGATGCAATTTCATTAGGAGCAGGATCAGTAACATCCGAGATGCTCGCGGATGGAGCGATTGAAAGTATTGATGATATTGGAGATGTCCAAACCACAGGGACGAACCATGCACCATCAGACGGAGACGCATTGATATGGAATAATTCCGATAGTCGTTGGATGCCCGGTAGTCCATTCTCAGGAGGTAATATTGGGGCAAGGGCAATTCTCCATGCAGTTCGAACTTCATCCGGGGGTTCAGTTACTCCATTTCAAAACGGGCCACGAGCAGTTAATCAAGCAAGCGTCACTCAGAATGGTGGTACGCTTACCTTCACTTTCAGTTCTTCTATACAAGACCCACTAGTAATGGTTTGTACCGGTGGGTATGGACGAGCCTCTACCTCATCTCAAGCTAATCAGGTTTATAATAATGCAGATATTCAAGTTCAAGAAATATCTATCAGTAACAATCAGGTTATTATAGCTATTCAGGACACATCGCCAAGTGGTACAAATAATATCTATATGCCTTACCTCGAATACTTCGCGATTGTTTTCTGATGACCAATATTTCCGCAGATTTGGTGAAGAGTGGATATCCACCGATCACCGAAGTGATGTCTCATTACGACAACAAGGTCGATTTCATTCAAGACTTGGAGAGTTACATCCGTGCAGGAGTAATCATCTCGACCCCCAAGTTCTTCATCATGGGGAAACCTGTTGATTCGAAAGTCGATCCGCGTGGTCAATGGTATGCGGAGAATCCCGATGCATGGTTTGTAAAACTAGCGTCAGGTCGTGGAGCTATGAAGTACTTCAAGAACCTAGTACAACCACTAAGCAAAGTAATATTTAGCCGATATAAGAACGGGGAGTTTTCGGCATTCAAGATTTATGATTGGGAGAAAATCACAAGGAGGATTTAATTATGTCAACTAATGTAGAAGCACCACCACCAAGGGATTACGGAGCAGAGACTCGCGATACTCTAGAAGCACAGGTCGATTTAGCACCTGAGCTTTATGAGAGCGAAGCCGAGTTTCGTCCGCAGTATGCCGAGCTTGAAAAGAGCATTATGTTCGAACAGCTTGGTATCGATCCTGATATTGGGCTACTCGAAGCTTACGAAGACTACATTGTACCTTCACAGAACCGTCAGAAAAAAGCATCAGTCGAAGGGGATATTGACATCCTAAAAACTTTAGGCCAAGACCTACTTGAAGCCCAAAGAGAAGCGGACCCGGTAGCGGAAGAACTTAGGCAAAAAGTTTTAC